CAATGGACTAATTTGTTAATTGAACTTAACTTAGTGTCCGAAGCATGGAAACCTTACGGTCCAAAAATTAAACTTAAGGCTAAAAATTTAGATCGTATAATTAAATGGGGAAGGAAAACTAATGACGATAGAGAAGATAGACAAACTAGCAAACCTTTGGGAAAAAACAAAAGATCCAAAGTATAAAGCTCTTTGGTATCAATTAGTAAAGGAATATGCAGATGGAACTAATAATTCTGAACGACGGTTTATATCAACTGGTTCAAGTGTCGACAGAGATGATGGAAGGAATAACATTACTCGATCGACTTCTAGTAGATTGCTTTGATCTTTGTGATATATTGAGATTAAAATTAACAACTTACAGTGAGTCACTTAATGCTCACGTAATGAATGATGGCAGTGGAGATTTTTTTGGATGTATATGCAGATAAAAATTAATGATTTAAAAAGGACCGGCGTCCAAATAATGCCTCGCGCTATTCCCTGTACGTCAAGCTGTGACCTGGCTAAGGGTTCGTCCCGTGCCAGTAGCCTCGGAGCCTTTGCCCTTATAGTAGTACGTGCACGGAGGCTATAAGGGTTAATATGATTTGGAGTATATTAATTATAATAGGAATCTACGCAGTAATTGTAGGTATGTTAGTTATGTGGAATTATGAAAAAAGGTAAAACGTTACATGGATATTACTGTGCTAATGGAATTGTCTGGGAATTATGGATAGATGATGATGGTAATATCACACAAAAGAAAATGAAAGACTAAACCTACCCCAAGAGGGATTAAAGGGATAGGTTATTGTGGTGAGAATAATTTGCTCTACCACAATTTGGACACATTGTCAATTAAGTACTAGTTTCAGGAATTTGTTTACAATAAAATTTTATAATAGTACCATACTTATTTATATCTGATGGTCCTATCTCTTTAGCTTTTTTCATAGACTCTTCATAACCCGCTATCAAACACTCATAATGAGTGGGATATACTTCCGGCATCTGATGCGGGGGAAGGCATTGTTGATAAACACTGGTACAAATAATCATACTTAATATAAATTTCATCTTGACAAATCTCCATTCAATCCTATATAGTCATCAGAAATAAATGAAAGGAACTATGACTGATATAACAAAATATAGAAATGTTTCGTTAACACATGAAACATACAAGACATTGATAAGTTTGTCTAAGGTATTATTGCCTGATGCAAAGTTATCTATAAGTAAAACCATTGAGCAGATTGCGAATGAGAAAGCGAAGAAGTTAAATGGCAAAATTAAAAAAGACTAATACTAAAATAGTAATATGTCCTACCTGTAAGGGGAATGGATTTGTTAAAGTTGCAAGCTTTTACTCTGATGATATGATTCATCAGTGTTGGGATTGTGACTCGGAAGGAGAATTCTATGTACATCAATCCCCGGCTATTAAGCCTGATCTTTATGTTGATCCTGTTACAGGTAATGTTAACAAATTGCACTAAAATGGATGTTGATTTCAATCCATGGACAACAGTAATGAAAGTAATAACTAATGACAGAAAATGATGTAGCATATTTAGCTGGCCTCATAGATGGGGAAGGCTCAATATATTTTAGAAAAAACCACAAACAAAGACGTAATACTAGACCTGGCAAACCAATTCATAATGTTACAGTTATTAGGTTAGAGATAGCCATGACTGATAAAGATACTATTAAGTGGTGTCACGATACTTTTAAATGTGGGTCCTTTGGAGAACGTAAAGTTAAACCAGGATATAAAAGACAATGGCGATGGAGAGTATCCCATAGAGATTGTTTAGAAATATGTATGGCTGTTTGGCCCCATATTAAAAATAAACTTCATAAGATAGAACAAGTTATTGATCATTACGAGCCGCATGCTAAAAATTTAGGAGACAATGTAATAGATTTAGAGCTGGAGAGAGAAGTTCGAAAATTTAATTGGGATATACATGGGAATTAAGAACACAGATTTTAAATGGGATGGTAAAACTAGAGTGAGTAATGATACGTACCGAAAAAATTTTAATAAAATTTTTAATATAAAGGAAAAGGATGATCAAAATGATGAGCGAGAAGGATCTGAAGGAGTTCGAGGAGAACGTCCGACTAGCGACAGAGAACAATAAAAAAGAACCCGAAAGTCTACAAGTTACTCTATTTAATTGGGGTCCTTGTGTAGTTAAGTTTAAGATTAAGGATGAGTTTAAACAGATATTGTTGGCTGAAGCTAAAGATTGTCATGGCGATTTTAGTGAACAACTAGCAGGTCAATTAGATAAAGAGATGGCATTCACAACAGATTCTAAAAATAGAATCTTACCCTATCTAGCTCCTTATCTAGGGGCTTATGATAATGTCTATGAACAATTTCAAAATAAAAAGTATGAAAAGAAACCAGAATATTTTATGTCCGCTATGTGGATTAATTACCAAAAACAATATGACTTTAACCCACCTCACGATCACGATGGTAAATTGTCTTTTGTAGTATACTTATCTATTCCAGAAAAATTAAAAAAAGAAAATAAAGCTTATAAAGGAAATAGTTGTGGACCCGGAGGGATTCAGATTATGTATGGTGAAGGCCCACGTGGATGTATAACTAATTTCTCTCACTTTCCAGAAGAAGGGGATATGTTTATATTTCCTGCTTGGGTTAAACATTGGGTGAGTCCTTATAAATCTGATTGCGTAAGGGTTAGTGTCTCAGGTAATATACACGATTCTGCACAGTTAAATAACATAGAACAACATGTTAAAGAAAAGTAATAAATACAACTATATACAAGGAAAACAGATCACGGACCACGATTCAGTGACTACGATATTAGGAGCCACCAAAAATCAACAATTTTTAAAAGACTGGAAGGCCAAAGTTGGAGAAGCAGAAGCAGAACGAATCAAGAATCATAGTAGTAGGCGGGGCACTGCCATGCACAAATTCTTGGAGCACCATATACTCGGTACTGGCTACGATGATCTTACAGGGATCGGACAGGAGGCGAAAGCCATGGCCCAAAAAGTTATTGAAGTGGGGCTTACACCAATTGAAGAGTATTATGGCTCGGAGATTATGCTACACTATCCTGGGCTTTACGCTGGGGCTACTGACTTGGTTTGTTTACACAATGATATGGAAACTATTGTAGACTTTAAACAAAGCAATAGACCTAAAAGAGAAGAATGGATTGATGACTACAAACTTCAAATTGCAGCCTACGCTTTGGCGCATGATTATACTCATAAGAGTCAGATAAGACAAGGAGTCATTATGATATGTACTCCTGATTTGTATTATCAAGAATTTAAGATACAAGACACAGAATTAAAAAGTTGGAAACATAAATTTTTAAAAAGATTAGACATGTATCATGAGATACAGTTTGATGAAAAAGAGAGAACAACACCAATGAACCCGGAGGATTTTTTCAATGGCGCATAGCAACGACTTATATAGCGCTTTGGTTAAGAGGTATGAGGCAGAAATGGCAGACGCAGAGGCTAAACTAAATATGTTTATGTACTCAGGCCAATTGCTTCCTGAGCATGCTAATATAACTGAAGAAATGGACAAATTGCTGCATAAATATGTAGAATGTGGCGAAAAGTTGGCAACTTTAAAGCGTAAATACGGCAAAAGTAACTGACATATAAGAGATCTCACAGATATTTTTTGTTTCAAAAAAAAAAACATGAAAAAAAACTGTCATTCTGTCAGTTTAGGCTATTAGTGTTGGTATACAACAATAATACGTGACAAAAGTAGTGACAGAAAATGTTTTTATGACAGAAAATATTGTCAGTTGTACACTTATGTCACAGTAGCTCTATCCCGGTGGGCCAAACTTTTTTGAATTCCAAATTCAAAAATATCTGGTATATCTCTTATATGCCCAAGATAAGAAGAAAACAAATCGCAACTAGCAAGACTCCCGAATTACCTTTTCCTAAAGTCCGAGTGGAGTGGATTGATATCTTAAGTGACTCAGGCTGGGCTAGCGATAAAGAATTTGATAAAATGAAATTAAGTTACCCTGTTAATGAGGGTTGGTTATATTCTAAAGATAAGAATTCAATTAAACTGTTTGCGTCTTTTGATCAGGACGAGGACGGTCTGACTTTTGGGGATCGGACGATGATACCAACTTCGGTTGTTCGGAAGATTCAGAAGATTTAGTTGTCTCTTCAGCCACACCTTCAACACTCTTTATACCTAACAGAGGTGCGTAGTCGTCTAGTAACTGTTGGCGTTTTGCTTGCAATTGTTCTTCTGTCATTTCCTCTAATTTACCTGATCGTATCTCTTTTTTGTCTACATATAATCCTGCAGCCTTTCCTCTCGCTACTTCCATATTACCAGCAGCGGAGAAAGAATTCTTTTTTAAAGCAAGACCTTTAATTCTATCTAGTTCAGCTAAATGTTTATCGTATGTGACATGATGCTTTTGAAGTCTATCTTCTGTTAGTTTAGCTTTGTATGCTACCACTAATGGGTTTTGTCTTGGGTTAGTTAGTTCTGATCCTTCCACCATTGCTCGTTTAGGTGAGTAGCCAGCCAGGAGAGCTGCTTCAGTCTTTGAAACGGGTCCATCAGGTCCGCCGAATACTAAAAACTCAACGAATCTTTTTTGCATATCTGTCAATCTTTTTGGTAATCCCATGATTGACAATTTAAGGTAAGTATCCTATAAAGTCAAGGTATGAAAGACAAGCGTACTTATACTAAATTGAAAGAACATGGAGAAGATATGACACACGAAAATGAGCGTAAACACTCTAACGAAGATAGAGGGTCAGGAGATTTAACCTACCTTATTGATAGGTATCAAAAAGAAATATGGGATTGGAAGCAGAAAGAAGCAGATTGGATTAAAACTCAAAATCTATTACAGGGATCGAAACAAATTATAGATGAGTTGTCTCTTAGACTTACTTCACTGGCTAGAAAAGTCCAGGAGTTAGAGTACGACAACAACACTTATAAAAAAGAAATTGAAAAACTTCTTGCGGAAAAAACTAAATGAGAGTAAGAGACCTTCAGGAATTTCTATCTAAATTCACCGAGTCAAAAAAAGATGGTACTCGTCAAGGTAATGCGTTAAGTGACGCTGTTATCTTTGTGGAAATAAATGGATTCCTAGAAGAAATCAAACGCATGGAAGTTCACGAAAATAGTCAAACAATCTTTGGAGCCGCTGGTAACCACCAGTCTCACAGGCTTATTCTCAAAACAAAACAAGATAAAAAAATTATTATTCCAGATAAATTGCGTGATACTGTGCTGTAATTGCCTGTCATGCTTACCTTGAAAAACATATGGGTCCAGAGGCCAAATTTTACAAAGAAATTAAAAGAAAGTTACCAGAATTTTCATGGATTAGGATTGAAAACATTAGCTTACTTGGT